TTTTTGGAAAAAGTAGAATTATTTTTTGAACAAATAAATAATCATACGATCGATGAATCGCCAAACAGCACAGAGAATGTCTTTCAAAAAAATGAACACGATGAACCAATTACTTTTTCCGACGAGTCCGAAGAAAATTTAAATAATCATAATTTTGTTAACGATTGTGAGTCTTTATTTGAAATAAAAGAAATTCATACAGCTACAGATACAGATACACATACAGATACAGATACACATACAGATACAGATACACATACAGACACAGATAAAGTTGATAATTTATCCAATGAATAAAGCGAAAAGATAGCGTCGTATTAGAACAATATTTGATAATATAACTCTGGATTCTTAAAAACAATTAAAATACAGACTTGACCGTTTGATAACCAAAAATATATTTATTGAGACATTTTTCTAAACAACCCTTTATTTCATTTTTTGTTATTATTGCTACCTTTTTATTCATGTGTTTAGGTGAGTACAATGCGCCATTGTTATACAAAAACTGCTTCATATAATGATTGGCAATAAACTCGGGATTTGATTTATTCATTTTTTCATATTTTATTAAAACGTGTTTTTTGCGCGAAGTTATTACTGACTTTGAGAAAAAGTCATTCTTGTATTTTTCAATTACATCCAAAACAACCTCATGCGACTCTTTAATGTTACTATGTGAAGTCTCATATACAATCGTTATTTCACGTCCACAATGTGAGCGCGACGAACTACATCTTAGATAGTATGTCATCTTATTTTTGTAACGAAGCCTCATAAATAACGCGTGTTTTAGACAACTTAAAGAAAAGTTTACCAACAAATCATTATTGTCGTCAATATTATCAGATATGTAAGTAAATGAACATAATGCGTTTTTAGAATCTTTCCGTTGATGAAAAATGTATTTATTTTCATCTAATTTGTTGAAGCACGGCGTTAAACTTGAATTATATAAGGTACATTTTGGGGGTTGTATTACATTGCTCATGATATCAAGCACGTTCTTCTTGTCTATATCTCCACAAATAACAAACGTGGTGTTTTCTGGAACATAATGGTTTTTATAATAGTCGCTTAGCATTTTAGCATTGATATTTTTCAGGTTTTTTACTTGGGTATCCCAATCGTTTGAATATTTACCACCTTCGCTACAAAACAACTCTTTTCGTATTAAATTCCACAATTGATTTTTGGGATTATTTCCTAGTTCTTTTAGTTCATTGAAAACCGGATTTATTTCTCTATTCACATTTTGCTGTGTTATTTTTGCACTTGTTGTTATTGTTGCTATATAATCTATCATTTCCCCAAATGAATCTTTTGTGGAAGTTGTGTGATAATTTGTTGTGGTAATTCCAGTATGAGCATTGCACTGTATCCCTTTTTCACTTAAAACTTCTAGACAAGGATGTTTTACACACTGTTCCCAAGAGTTGACTAAAACGTGTTCTAATAAATGGCTAATCCCGCTATTTCTTTTTGTTTCAAATAAAAATCCAACATTAACATATGACTGAATATATACAAGCTCGCTACTTGGTATGTCTATCAATATTACGTTGTAACCGTGTATATTATGTATTGTCGGAAAAGTTCTGTCCTTTTTCAAAATTATCTTTTTAATAGTTTTAACGCTCATTTGTTTTTTAATATTTTTTACTTTTTTACTTTTTTTACTTTTTTTAGTTTTCATTATATCTTATAAACATATAATCCATTTTGTAAAAAAAATTGAATCGTTGTGAAGAATAAATGGATGTGATATAAACCATATCCAACTCCCACATCATGGACCATTATTCTTCAATCGAACATATGCCAGAGGTTAATGTCGTTTTTAGTGATTTCGGAGAAGAGATTGATGACGAGATTGCGTTATTTACCACAATGAAGACAAGTTCGAATTCATTGTGGTACATTGTATGCGTCCCTGGCGCTTCTTCGGATGATCCCGAAAATGCGGATGAAGAAATAAGAAAACGAATGCTTCGCGTAAAGAATTTGTTCCCTTTCTTTGAAGATGTCGTTCGTCCGTCCAGGAAAGATTGGAGAATGATGTGGAAAAACGACAAAAATGCGACATTCATTGTGGGTCCACCATCAATTATGAACGAGACCTGCTATGCGATCCACAGTCTTCTTCGCATCGCACCTTTATGGCATATTGAGCCAGAATACTTTAAAAAGTTTGTTTCCATTGATCAATATATTGTTATGGGTGATTTAGAGCACCCGGAACAATCTATTAATTTGACTAAGGCTATTCCTCAAAATAACGCTGCGCTAATCGAACAATATAACGAACAAGAAGAAATCATACAGGGCGTTTCTCGTTCAACGCTGAGCATTCCTACTAATTTAGCGCGCAATGTGCCGATGCCATATGAACTTTTGGAAAAAATGCCAGACAATTTGAAGACCCCACTTCTAAATACAGCATTTGAACAAATGGTTGGTCGGGTGCCCGCTCACTTGCGTTATGCAAATAATATATCAGTTGTGAACCAAAATACAATCTTGAACTATTGCGACGAATCTGTGAAAAACGACATTATTGAAAACAATGGGGTAAACGCAATACCTTTTGAAATACGAAATGTTATTCGCGAACAAGTGAACATATTCTTGCTTGCCGCGTCAAATGAAGACCGAGAAGATGTAGAATATTTTAAGCGTCTTGAAGTCATCGCAATGGCAATATGGAGTATTACTGATGTCAAATATTGTAATATTGAATATTTCAAAACATTCAACAAAGAAAATCTAGAACACGAGACGTCGGCAAAAGAAAAATGGCTTCAAAGTATCAAAAAAAATAATTCAAATCTCACCCCTTGTTATGACCTCTTAGCAGTGATTGTCAAAAATAAAGGGTATGTTCCAGATGCCGAAGAATGTCGCGCAATTGTTTCATGTATATTTTGAAATGACGATTGCGACCCTTTATGAAAAAATTGATTCGTTCCTGTCATGTAAGTATAAGTTTACATATATACATACCAAGATGTCATCACCATTTAAAGCCGGAAGCAAATACGAATGCAATCAAGGTGGTGGGATGAAAATAACCATTATTACTATGAACGATGACCGCAATCTCTATGATGATGGAACATACATACGCACGGGAGAAATTATATATATTTATGACCACAATGATAAAGTTGGGCAAATGAAACAATATTCGGATGATATGTGGAACAATGAATGGAAACAAATTGAATAACTATAATTGTGAAATTAAATTCGCATAGTATGTTATAATTTTATTAGGACTAGTATCATATTTTTTCATTTGTCTGCTGGTAACTTGAAATCTGGAACCGTGTGGCAAAAGCAGTTCATCTTCATCTAAATCGCTGAACGCAGATTCTGAAGATATGTACAATCCCTTAGTATTTTTGGGTAATCGCAAAACGAGCAAGCAACAAGGGCTATCATCTTCTATAAAGTCCAGCGCAACATCTTTATTGAACGACGTTGAAATGAGACCTTTTTGTGTAAATAATAGTTCATCGCCTTTGTTCAGACGCTTCCATTTCTCTTCCATTGCTTCCGCACCCCTGTAAACAGTTGTATCTGTTGTACTTCTCGGTACTTTGTTGATAATGTTATTCAAGTGTACCGTGTAGCTACGTAATTTTTCTTTTTGACGTGGGTTAAGTTCTCCCAAATTATGATCTCTCAAATAATTGTTTATCCACAACGACTCGCCACCTGTATACATGCCCAATACTTCTTCTTCTTTAGGCGTCAAATCATCATTTTTCACTGGAATAAATGGTGGCATTCTGAAGTTATCTATAACTTATGAGTATATATATTTTATCGTGAAAAAATTGAAATAAAAATATACACGAACATTCCTCTCCAAGATAAAATATGAAAGACAAAATTGCCAAAATGGTTGTTGTTTCGTGTATGGATTTGAGAATGGTAACAGAAACGATTACGATGCTGAACAATCAAGGTTATTGTGATCAATATGACCTTGTATCCGTCGCTGGATCGTCTTTGTCTGTTGGTCTTGAGAATCGTCACCATTTAAGTTCTGAATGTCGGTGTCAGTTGTCTGCGTGGAAAGAGTCTATATGCAGCCATGTAGATTTGTCCGGAAAGCTTCATGGTGCGAAAGAAGTATGGTTCATAGACCATGAAGACTGTGGTGCTTACGCACATTATTATGGTGATGATACGATAAATGAAGAAAAACAACACAAAAATGTTCTTGGGCGTATGCCGAAATACTTTCCAAACATTAAAGTAAGAACCTTTTGGATGGGTCTCGACGGGACCATTCTAGAACTAGAAAATAATAGATGGATCAAATCAAATATTTATAACCCCGATAAACAATATTGGATGAACATCTACAATAGAAATAAAGTAAAAATTCTTCGTCGCAATAATCGTAACATAGTATATAAATATTTAGATATTGAACAAGAGATTATATTAGATTGCGAAACCTTTTTCAAAACATTTTGCGAACTAGAGAAAGATGATGACACTGGTCGTTGTAACCTTGTTGTTACATGATATGATGATGACTCATAACCCTAACATTGTAGATTCATTTTGTAAGAATAACACCAACACTACAAAACGGAATATCAAATGATTTATAATCTGACGTTTACCTTGTTGCCCTTGTAAAAAGCTACATAAAAAGAATATTAATATCAACAACGAAAAGACAAACATTTGAATAATTTTATTTTTCCTATAAGTCAAAAACAAATAATAAAGAATGAATGAACTTGCGCTAAATACATCTATTAGAAGTGTATATATATTTTTGTAATTCCAATATAGTAAACTGCTAGCACAAACCTGTAAAATTAAAAATCGTTTTATATTGTCTATATTATTGAACCAGTATAGTAACATCAATGGCAAAATACTCAAAATTATGTCGTCAAATCTATATTTTTTCATAAATTTTATATTCATTTATTTATTTTATAACAATAATAAAATGTTTCCGAACAATCTTTTGTGCAATTATTAATATTATACCATAGCTATTCTGTTTTATTGATATCATTGCACGATGTAAATTGTTCTCCGACTTGCCTCATAACAGACTTCTTCATTTTTTCAGAAAGTCCTTCTTCTATTTTTTCAAAATCGTCTTTTCCACTTTCAATCAAACTAATACATGCCAAACAAATGCAAACAATATAATCTTCATCCAAATTTTTGTTATACATTTCAGTAAGACAAGTTTCTAAATTGACTTTTCCGTGTTTTCCATTAACATAATCAAATGCCTTCTTGAAAATGGCTTCTTGGACGCCGGGTTTGAGAAGTCCTTCCATTATTTTGTTACAATTGCTTGATGGCAATCAAATACAATGCTCGGTTGATTTCAATTTTTCTATAATTTTGGGAGAAGAAATAATGATAAAATTGAATTTGAATGGGGAACGATTAATCAACAACACAATCATGTCATCTCCAAAGTTTGAACCAGTTAATATTTACAATTATTTGAAACATTTGGGGACGTCTTCAACGGGGCATAATAATTTGTCTCTTTTAAAGGAATTAATTGACAATAGCTTTGACGCGAACGCCAAAAATATTGTCATTGATAAGCAAGAAGGGAATAATAGTGACGGCACTAAATACTATCAAATTAGATACAAGGACGATGGAAGGGGGATGGATCAAGTAAATGTGTACCGTTTTGTTCAACTTCATTCGGAAAATATAGATGGAGGTATTGGAAAGTTTGGTATCGGCGGTATCTCTACTCTCGTAAATTGGTGTGATATTGAAGATGATATTTATGAAAAATTTATTGTTATCATATCGAGAACAGAAGACAATATTACAAGACAAGTCAAGATAAATTGGAATCAATGTAAAACACTTGATGATTATACGAATCAAGTTGTAGATTCATATACAGAAAATGACCCACTGTCACTTCAATGTTTGAAAAATGAAAATATTTCACAAGGAACAATCATTATCATACAAACAAGTGAGAAGAAATATACCGAAATTGTGGAGTTGGAAGATGACATGCAAGATTACATAGATATCGGTACAACATATCAGAACTACTTTGAAAAGGGTAAAAAAATATCCTTGTTTGGTGAAGAGATAAGGCACTATGCGATTCCCAAACCGTTATTGTCAGATAGATTTCAGATTGAAGTTTGGATGAAAAAGGCGACGGTGGCATTTTCAACCAAAAATGGTAAGAAAAGTCTGGTATTCAAATATGACAAAAACAAAAAAGAAAAGAAAATTACCTCAGACGATTTGGAGAATGAAGATTGGAAGCTTATATGCGATGTTTCTCTGAAACTTGAAATGCCTGGGGATCTTTATATTACAAAAAATAAGAAAGATAAATTCAATTTAAAGGATTGGGAATCGTTCAATAAATTTTGTATTAAAAATGGCATCGAAAGTGAAAATGAAATATACTGTCTTGCCGAAGATTACATCAAGAAGCTATACATTTCGCGAGAAGATAATTATCACAACGCGCGAACTCTTGGTGGATTAGATTTTTCCATGGCCGGCTTTTATGACGATGACATCAATATTATTGGAAAATGTATCAAAAAGCAACTAGTATTTAATCATAAGTTTGACAACAAACTGGGGTTGACACAGCAAAACAAAAGTGTTGTTGAGTGGACGAACGCGCCAATCGGTATGCAACAATATATTATCAAAATTATTAATTTATGGGTAAAAGACAAACTGAAGCCTCGTATAAAAGAAGTTGACAAAGAAGAGCAAAGACTAAGGGATTTTTATATTCCGTTAGAAACATCAATGATAAACAAAACCAACTATTATTTGAGAACAAAAGACAAGAAATATATACCAACCTATTTGAACCAATCATCGCCAATCTCAGCCGGAATGGCTATATTGAAAGCACTCCAAAAAAGAATGGAATACAGAGAAGATTCGTCACAAAAAATTCAAAATTGGTTTCGGAGCCAGAAGATGTTTTCTTGTATCCCAATGACAGGATTCATCAAGTTTCAGAAATTTGTTAAGTGGGCTCACAAACATTATTACATTACGAAAATCCAAATTTGGTACTCTAACATTCTCCTTAAACATGCCATTATTAATTATGTTCTCTCGTTGATTGCTTGTAAAATCATGAAGAGTCGGTCTATATCGCTAATCCAACGACGCTGGAGGTGGTATATTATTTCCAAAAAATCTACTAAAAATGAAAATAATATGGCTATTGTGATTCAAAAACAAATGAGAAAATATTTCGCATCCAAATTGTTTGAACAAGAAAAGAGAAAAGAGAAATGTTTCAAAAATCTCGCACATAACTTTAAAAAAAATGTTAAATGTCCTGATAAAAGACAAAAGTTCAACTTGTTTAAACGCGAGATTTTGAGCCAGTTGAAAGAGATGGAGGAGCTTTTATAATATAAAAACCATACAATAATATAAATAGGTTATATGGTATTAGATTTAGCATTTAATTATGATGTGTGATAAAATGTAAATACAAATAATAAAAGGCAAAATTTAATATGTAAATTACTTCCGTGTAAAAAATGTCAACATTTATATTAAACATAATCACGAACAATAGAATTATAGCTAATATAAGCGAAAGTAATAAAATTTTGTTACTTGTCAACAATACATGATGAATCATGAACAATATAATAGATAAAAATACTGTCCCGGCAAAAAAGAAGTGTATCGTATATGACTCGTCAAATATAATCAAAAAGGCAATACATATTACTATAGTAAAAATGAATATTGTTGATTGTATGTCATTCCGTTTTAATTCATACAAGACCGTTGATATACCCATCAAGAACATAAAAAACAATATATAAATTTTACATTTTTCATCACAAATAATATTTGATATGCTATTATTGCGTTTATAGTTTTTACAAACTAAAATAATTGGAAATGTATAAAAAAGTAACATGAAAAATAAAAGTGCGTCTCTATTCATAATATAAAATTATAACATATTATTATTCAAACATCACTCTTCTGAAGTTGATATCCCCAATGTTGTAAAGTTTGTCTAATTTTTGGACTTACTTCATAGTCATCATATTTTGTCTTTTTTTTATGAATCTGATTGATTAAATTTCTCCGGAATCTACTTTTAGGTCCTGCGGTATTCATCCACCGTTTGATTTGTCGTTCATCGTCATCGCTCCGTTTTCCAGAATAAAAATCACAATACCATTGCGTCCATCCATACGGATGCGTTTCATTGATCCATTTTTTTTCTTCCCAATATTCTAATGTTGTACCGACTTTCACATTATATTTATTTATTGTTTTGTCGTAATCGTCCCATGCAGAAGTTAACCAATGTTCTGAAAGATTTTTCCACCAACTCTTTGGATATTTTTTATGCTGGTTATTGATTTTTTTCTTCAATATAGTTGAGTAAATTGGTCGCCAATAAGTCCCGCCAAAACTACCCATTTTAAATATTTCTTGTGGTGTCAGGTTCGGAGTGAAACCAGGATAATCTTTGAATATAATCAAACCGTTTTTGTCTTTTTTTGGTGCCATGATCTTTATTTAATATAACTAAATGTAAAAAAATGAAAAAATTGATTAAAAAATCCCCCTATAAAATTATAACTATATTACCGACAAAATGGAAAATATCATACGGCACGAGATGGGAGGGGGGATAAACAAAACAAAGCTTGTTTATAATAAAAATTTAATAAACCTAGTTGACGAGACACGAAAAACATACAATATACAAAATGGAACACTTATTGACGAAGAACTCGCAGGAGTATTGCGAGAGCATCTAAATTTGTTTCGCAAAAAAATAGATATTTGTTATGAAGGGGGATTTGGTAACCAAGATTATTATGCGTTTATTATATGTCTTTGTTTCGCACAATCTGTTTTAGTAGAGTGTAATGATTGGGATGATTTTTCAAAAACAAACATTAAACAAAAAGTTTCTATTACGCCAGTTGCTTATGATACTAAATGTTGTTGTGGGCATAATATTAGAGATGTATATAAGTTTGATGGCGACTACGCATCTGCAATTGTTGGAAATGTTTGTGTGGAGAAAAGTACCATTACAAATTCATCTGTTAAAGAAAAAGTAAAAATTCTTAAAAAAAAAAGGACAAAGGATAAGTCCCTATCCACAAGAAGAAAAAAAATCGCCGAAGAAGACAAAACACAAGAATGGTATAAAACCGCAAGACGCTGTCTCGGGACAGATGATAGAATATGCAAGACAAAAATTTTGCGCAAAGAATCTTACTGGAAAACAAGATGTATTTCGTGCTATAAAGATTACAATACCAATACTACTAATACTGATACGAATGAAAGATGTTGTATTGGGACTGGTGATAGAATATGTAAGACAAAAATTTCATGCGAAGAGCCGGAGTGGAAGAAAAGATGCAAATTATGTTATAAAGAACACAAAGGATAGAAAGAAAAAGTATTGTAGTTAAATTTGGAGTGAACACTTGATAATCTTTATTTAATATAACTAAATATGTTTTAAATATTAAATAAAGAGAAAAGTATTATAAATAACTAAAACTATGAAAGTAAAACGTGGCAAAAAATCAAAACAAGAAAATAAAATCGTTGAATTAGATAACAATATTGTACGTGAATATTTGAAGGAACACAATGCCAAAAAGTTGTCGGTGAATTATCTAAAGAGGAAACTCAATATTAAAAGTAGAAAAGTATTATATTACTGTCAACATTCTAATCACATTGAACTAGTTAAACCGTGGGAGGTCGGTTCATCCAAGCATACAGTTGATGTTTTCAAATATAAGGCTTAGACTTTTCCCAAAAATGATTTGGATTGACTATAAAATGAGAACATATCAAGAAATGACACGAAGCGTAGTAACACATATTCGATGTTAAAAACCAATGTAATAAATATATTTTTATGTTTCATGGTTTAGCTAAAATGTGCTAACTATTTTTTAGGATTAATTATTGGCTTTGAATTTGAAATACCTGGATGGTCAGGGGGCTCCCACTTTGAACCATTCGGCAGGGAGAACTCACTCAATAGGTTTGGAGAAATATTGGGTGTTTTATTTCGCGAACTATCATTTATTTCGTGTAATAACTCGATGATGTATTCTTGATTTTCTTGCAGTTTTAGAATTTTAATCTCTAGACTTTTGAGACTTGTCATTCTAATATAGCATGGTAATATACATTTAATCTGTTTAAAGTATAATTAATATTTACATTATGGTTTATAATAGATCGCACAATAAACTTTACCATTTATTTTTTTTCACGTTAATTCGTGGACCACTACTGCGCTTCACGTAAGACTGAGGGTCGTATGTTTCTTCTTCGTCGTCCGAACCAATATTTTTAGACAATTCCCAAAATTCTTTTGATCCCAATCTGAAATCTTTTTGTGCTTGCGCTTTGTACCAAAAGATTTGATCTTGCAATTTGTTTGATTTCGCATTATTATTAATCACTAAACACTCATAATTTTCAGTACATTGGTCCATTACTTGACAAAAAGACTCAAATGTCGGGAACATACCCGCGAAGTTTTCGTAGATACGCTTACGATTGGCAATGTATGGTTCGCGCAAAATAAAGACATAGTCAATATTGGTTCTCAGGGTCGGTGGGATACCCAACGGATATTGCATAGTAATGATAAGCATAATCTTCCAATGTCTTCCATTCATGAATAGTAAACGCATTAATTTGTCTTTTGACCACGAATTATCATATAGACAGTCATCCAAAATAACAAACGCTCTCGGATCAATATTACACTTTTTGTACGTGGCAAGTTGTTTGTTTACTTGTTTCAATACAACCTTTTGTCTTTTCAAAATATTGGCAATAATAGACGAACTATATTCATCATGAATGAACAGTTTGGGAACGTGATCGCTATAAAAACCGTTGCCGGCTTCTGTACCCGAAATAACAGTGCCCAACGGAATATCTCGATGATGGAATAATAAATCACGAACCAAGAAACTCTTTCCTGTATCTCTTCTACCAATTAAGACAACGACGGGACCTTTATTTTCGTCTTTTTTGAATGTGATATGACTCATACTAAATTTCTTAAGTTCTAGTGTCATTGTTTATATATTGAAAACAAATTTAAACCTCGGAATATTACGAACGCAAATCACATAAAGATGTTATTATTAATAAGTTTAAAAATATTAAAAATATTATATCAATAATAAAAATTAATGTGCGATGCTAAAACAAGAATTATTATACGATAATTTAAACAATCTTTCAAATAATGAATTTGAGGAAATTGTTAAAGCGAAAGCACCGGTAGAAGAATTTTTGAATATTGAAATTCAAAAAAGAGTTGGGCATTACAAAAGTAAAAATGATGAAAATTGTTTCGAAATAAAAGACAAAGACGATAATGATAGGGAAGTATTTTTCAAATATATCACGCTGGTTGACTCTCTGAGATATTTGACTGGAAAATACAAAAACGAAGATTTAACAATATTACCTGGAGTTGAAGAACAAAATGTCAATAGTAAATATCAAAAATATATCCATGACAAAAATAACTATGCTTATGTAGATAGTTTATTTTATTACATCAGTGGAAAACTGAAAACCGACAAACAGTTTTTTCACGGTATTGAATGCTATGATATGTTTATTTGTCAGAAAAAAAATTGTAAAATAAATATATCAGACGATTTAGAATATTTATGCGAATCCAACTTTTTTACACAAAATTTAGGGAAAAAATTTCGGTTTGAAGACAATGAGGCAAACGATATCTTTCAGCAAAATAAAAAGGAGACTTTGATCATTGAAGAAACCAACGTTTTAGATTTGGAGTTTGAATCTATTGTGGAAGAAACACCGGTGGACAGCTCAGGAGTATCTCACTCATTAACGAGTGTAAATGAATTTTTGATTGATGATTTAGAAAATGACGACGGGTTGGCATTGAAGTATCAATATGACACAAATGACACGTTGACTAATAATGACGAAGATAGCGACGAAGATAGTGACGAAGATAGCGACGAAAATAGTGAGGAATATAGCGAAGAAGATAGTGAGGGAGATAGTGAGGAAGATAGTGAGGAAGATAGTGAGGAAGATAGTCAACAAGATAGTCAAGAAGATAGTGAGGAAGATAGTCAAGAAGATGGTGAGGAATATAGTCAAGAAGATGGTGAGGAAGATAGTCAAGAAGATAGTGAAGAAGAAGACAAAATTTATTTATTACTAAACAAATTTCCAACACAAGTGGTTGTTATTGAAAAGTGTGCAAATACACTGGATGAACTATTGGATGGAGGAGAAATCAAAATGGAAGAAATAGAGAGTGCTATTTTTCAAATTATCACAACACTTTACGTATATCAAAAAAAATATAACTTTACTCACAACGACTTACACACAAACAATATCATGTATTGTGAAACAGACAAGGAGTATTTGATTTACAAAATAAAAGATAAAATATACAAAATACCAACCTATGGTAAAATATACAAAATAATTGATTTTGGTCGCGCCATTTATGATTACAACGGACATTCTCTATGTAGCGATAGTTTTTCCAGAAATGGAACAGCTCATACACAATATAATTATAACCCGTATTATAATGAGAAGAAACCGTTAGTAGAACCAAATATGAGTTTTGACCTATGTCGTCTTGCTTGTAGCATTTTTGATTTTGTATGCGACGATATCAACAATATTGATGAATATCGAAATATTGCACCGATATATGATCTTATTTTCTCGTGGCTATACGACGATAACGGTGAAAATGTACTATACAAACAAAATGGCGATGATAAATATCCTGGATTCAAGTTATACAAAATGATATCCAGGATTGTTCATAAACATATTCCAGAAGATCAATATGAACATAACGTTCTTAAAAAGTATATTGCGTCGGACTTGATAGTTGACAATTGTTTACATGATGACAAATGTCATTACATGGACATTGATGATACTATTTCGTAAATATATATTTTTCAAATTGTTACATATAATACTCAAGAATAAATAATGTAAGTATTATATATAATGGTTGCGTGCTCGTCTCGTCGTAAGACAAAACATCCTTTTTGTGGACATGACCCTAAGTGCTACTGGAATAATAGGTCTTGTAAAAAAAGACCTGGCGTAAATAACAACACGCGTAGAAATAGAAATATGAATGCTAACCGCGAACGCTTACACCAAGACCCCAATTCTAAATTGAATATGATTTTACACAAACTCAAAAACATTGAAGCAAAGTTGGAAAAGATGACTCGTAAGAATACAAACAATTTGTCAAAACCGAAATCTATCAAATCAAACAGAGAGACTGCTATCAAATCAAACAGAGAGACTGCTCTTAACTCCAATAGAAATATTAATAACAATGGTTCTGCTAAAACTGCGTCTCCAACAAATGTAAAAATGCTTTTAAATCAGTCTGGCAACAACACTGCAGAAACGGCCTCGCCGAGCGCTGTCAACCGTCTTAGAGAAGAGATGAAATCAAATCAAAATTGAGGTTCGTTTGTGAAAATTGTAGTCGTTTTACTACTCTCAAAAGAGACAAAATTACTTCTAAATATTAACACAGCATAAGAAACAATCCCTACTAAAGCACTGTCTTTGAACGCCTTTTTTTTGTCGTCTTTGTTTTTCTCCACTGAAACTTTTAAAATGAAATATATAATACATATAACTGCTGCTACAATAAAATTACTATTCAATAACTCCATATAATTTATTTGTTATTTAAATAAATTATATATAACGAAAATAATCCATTTATTTAAAAGGCTAGTTCTTCGATTCCAAGATCAATTGGCGGTTCACTTTCCGTATTTTTTGTTTCGTCTTCGATGTTATCAAAATCCAAGTTTATTTCTTCAATCTCATTCATATTGGATTTAGAGGGGCTATCAAAATCGCTATCCAGAACTAGAGGCACATTATCCCCAATGGTGAATGTATTTTCATTGTTGCTTTCTTGATCGTTGACTTCAGACGGCTCTTCACTTTCAAAAGAGATAGACTTATTCTCTTCTTTTTGGTCATCATCATTATTATCTGGGAATAAATCATTTACCGTCGGTGGCGCTTCAGATAGAGATGATTGTTCGCTGATTATAACACTATTGCTTTCATCTTTTAGAATAGAAGATGGAGTTTCAATTGAGTCTCCAACTTGTTGTTGTGGCTTATTGTTTTCTTGTGGTTCTTGCTTTGGTTCGTCTATTACTTTTTCAGTTTTTTCAACATCTACTTCTTGTGTTTCATCAATATATTGTTTCAGAAGTTGTTCTACTGGAACATTATCACGAATTGTGTTCATAATACACGTTTGAACAATAATTTCAAATTCTCGGTTGTGTTTTTGTTGCTGTAACGGTGTCGCCTCAATTTGGAATAAATAAATATTCGAATACAATTTGCGAGCAATGTTAATGTAAACGTTATGCAAAAATTGTTTGAAGCAAGGTATATCAATGTCAATTTTCTTGTTTTGATTTCCAGTGCGAACACAACTCAATATTTTTAACTGAAGAATGTGAACACAAGTGATGAGGTCTTCTAAATATTTACACTGTGAACATTCTTTAATTCGTTCCACCTCAGCATCCACCATAGTTTGATTCCACTTTGGAATCATAGACAAGTAGTTTTGAAAGGTCATCAAATATTTCTCATCTTCGTCATTTTTCTCACATACTTCCATTGCTTCGCTGTATATTGAACGAAATCCGTCGATAATGTGCCCAGACAAAATATTCGTCAAGCGTATTGACCATTCAGACTTAGAATCGTTCAGCAAATTTGAATTATAATCATCCATTTAATAGTAATCATATATTTCTATTTCTAAATTATTACGAAATACTACCAACAAGTAAAAAATAGAAAATAAGTCATTGCAAAAGTTTTTGTTGACCTTCCCAAATATTAAACTCAAATTATTGTGGTTTGGATTTGTCCTACATTTTTGGAAAATTTCAAAACAATGAAAATTATACTTGTGGAATTCAATACTAATTTTATATATTTCTAATAGCTTGTTGATTTGTGGGTCTTTATTTTGGAGTAAATTATTATATTTTTGAATAAGATATTTATATTTTGTATAGTTGAATTTATCTATATTGTTATGCAAAGACCTATTGCGATTTTCATTAATGTAAATGTGCGCGAATCGCGATGACAGCGGATTCAACAGACGATACTTATTTTCGCAAACAAAGATGAATCTCGTTGTTTTACTATATTGTTCTATTGTTCGCCTTAAGCTATATTGAGAATCATATGTCAAATTGTCGGCATGTTCCAAGACAATTGTTTTGAAATTTACGTCTTTAGTTTTGTTGAATATTTGCATTGAAAATAGTTTAATATGCTCTTTGATAATTTTGATTCCATTTGTAGATAAACAGTTAATTGTAAGGACATATTTAGAAATATTTTCGTTTGAATTATATAGATTGCCGATAAATTGTTGGTATATTTCTTCTTTTCCGCACATATATGGTCCGAAAAATAATATATTTGGAATGCTGGCTTTCTGTATATAACTGTCCAATTTCATTTTTGCTTTTTCCATTTTTACTTTTCTTGGTTTTGTAATATAAAATTATGTCTGTAATATTTAATATTTTATAAGTTAATAATATAATTAGATGACAAACACTCCTCAAAATTGTATTTTCAAAGAGATTCAAATGGCAAATCAAAAGTTATCCGATAAACATTTTTCAGAATTGTTTCACAATGTTTACAATAACGTAATATTTTCTACAATTCCTTACACAATTTATAAAGAATCCCAATCAAACACTTGTATCTACAAGTATAATAGTGGCAACTGCATCGCTTTATCGCATTTCGTAAAAGAATATTTACAAGCGAATCATAATATCAAAAGCTATATTATTGCGGCAAGTGTTCCAAATAGCTGTAAAACGCCCGGCACACCCCATTTGACACATTGTGCAATATTAATTCCACTGTCAGAAGACAAGTTTTGTATCATCGATACTGCTTTATACTTTTTAGAACCAATGTTTTGTGATGTAAAAGATGCAACTACCCGCACAATTGAAATGTCCGATGTGTATCAGCACAATATACGGCGAGTAAACTACAATATTTCAAAATGCGACAATTGTTTACTTGATATAAACTACAACCAAAAACTGGCGAATAATTCATTGTGCGTCTCTTGTGTATTTGAGCACGATCAAAGTGAACAATGGAATTATTATCTAAACGAAATTGTTAATCCAGATAATAATATTGGTCATGCGTATCTGAAACATAAAAAAGAGCCTTTTATGATGTATACTCAAGTAGTAAACAAAAAACCAGTATTGAAATATAAACTTAAATTACAAGATGATGGGATGATTGTGATTAAAAAATACCCCGAAAACACTGTTGTTTTCAATGGAAATTCCGGTCAGTTTGATGAAAATAAGATAAAAGCTGAAATGCGTAAATACTTATCCGGCGTTTTCAGTATATAGTAATAATTTTATTATTATTTATGAACTGTTCAACGGTTGGGTATACGGATTTGTTTTGAATGCGTCCAACAGCGACGCATCTAAGTGACTGTTGCTGATTTCTTGGTAGTTTTGTGGCATAGAGGTGGTGGTACCCAGACTATCGCTTGGGTGTTGATAGGATGTTGGTTTTGGTCTATACACCGGAGTTGGTCTAGTATTTTCACACTCTTTTGCGTTTACTTGCGCAACAATTTTGTTGTTGAAAATGCTAATGTTGCCGTTAGATTGTACATCGCTTGCGTAAACGCGGTTGTTATTTTCCTGGTTATATTGAGCAACGTAGCTCATGTTTCCACTTAACTGAGAAGCAGCCGGACCCGTTTCGGATTGATTCATCGAATTTCTTTGTGTCGCGTTCAATATGGGGTTTACATTCATATACGCAGAATCTTGCTGTTTCTGAACATTCAAGTGATTCATATTCAAATCACACTCATATATTTCTCTATTGGTAGTGGAGACTTCTTGCTTGTTGCGAATTGTATGCGCGGCGACGTTATTTAGACCAACATTACCAGATGATTGTAAACTAGTTGTAGTGTTTACCTTCTTGCTGTGTCTCAATCCATTCATAATTGGTTGAACGATGCTGGATACAGTAGACCCCATTCCTCCAAAGTGAGACGTTTTTGTTGTATTTCGGTTGTTGTTATGTGCGTTATAAGAGGTTTTGCCATAATTTTGTTCACTTGTCGGATTTGTTGTTTTATCTACGCGATTCGTAATTGGAGCCCCATCTAATTGTTGTTTGTTTGCTTCCAAATAGTTTTGTTTGGCGTAAGCAGCACCATTTTGGTTAATTCTGGTTCCGTAATATTCAACACTCGTGTTATCGCGATTTTCATTGGTAAGCATTTGATGGGCACCCACAGTGTGCATATTGGGTCCAGATGTTCCCGCAATCATACCTAAATTATCTTTGTTTACAAAGTAAGAGTCCGGCGTTTTTTTGACAATTTTTCCATGCTCGCCTCTGTTTTGTATTGGATTTATCGCAGGTCCCATATGGTCGTGTAGGCAGTAAATATTTTTAGGATTGTTAGAAGCGCGCAACTCATCTACGCTTTTAGGCATCCACTGGTCTCTCGTTTCATTATAATTATTGTATCCGCTTGTAATCACATTTTCATCGTATTTTTTGCCAAGACCGGGTGCAACTTTGATTTCTTCCCACGGTTTACTGTTCGCGTGGCGATGAGAAGCATTCACGCGCGACTGAAAGAATTCATTTTGGTTCTGATTACCATAAACGTTTTGGGTATTATTTTCTGGTTTGAACATGGTGGCAATCTCTTCCTTTTTAATATCATACGTCCCTTGTCCAGTATAAGAATCTAAAATAGAAGAAGTATTCATATTACCACCCCCGTTTGTTTTTCCTCCATAATAAAGATTCATATTATTGTGATTAATATCGTCGTATTTAATTTTTTCTCCAGCAAGATTTTTGAAAATATTATCGCTAGTGTTGGAAGACGCTTGTTCTTCACTTGAAATATTATTCAAAAAGAATTTGTCTTGGTATTGCGAAACATCTTGTTGATTGTTGATATTGTTATCACTCTTCGCAATGTTCGGGCGAAACTTTCTATATTCTTTGGAGAGTAAATCGCCGCGCGGTTCAATGTCGCTCAAATTAGCCATATTTTCTTTTCCATTACCAATACATTCTTCTTCATTTTCTTCATTTTTGTTTCTGTCATTGCTAATTAAAACCGCTGTTCCTAACAATAATAATGGAATAGCAATTTGTGCCATAATTTAATCTCTTATATATAAGTTTTATATTTTTTTATGATTTTTTCTATATTTGTCTTTTGTGTCAATATTTGTGTCCACATTGTTTTCAAATTTCAACGAAAAATGACTTTGAGGGTCTTCAAACAAAATCTCCGGTCGGTATTGTTGGAGAGAACGATACGTCCAAGATGGATGAGTGCTCCTTGACTCATCTGTCACGCTTTTATTCAGTTGATATATTGGAATTTTCCGCTCTCCATGATTGACACGATTTTTTTTGTTGTATTGGTTATCAATAAAATCCCGCGAATATCCACGTTCCATTTGTTTCAACTGCCCCTCTAGATCTATCATTTTACTATATTGTAAATTTCCGCTTTTTTGTAAGCGAATGTGTGGGTCATCGACAAAGACATTCTTTGTACCCGTGTTGGAGGGAACATTAAATGTATAGCTACACATAGATGTCGTCTCAATATTTGATTTTAAGATTCTACTAGTATCGTCGTGAAATCTTGTAAACGCCATTATATATATAGTTTACTTATAAATTATATATATAATTATTTAAATGTTATGAAAGCCACCTCTTTCACTGACATGTAAAAATGAAGGTGGAACTAATGTTTTTTGTTTTTTAAAAAGAGGTGTGTCTGTAATTTTTTTGGTTTTCAAATCAGGATTAAAGTTTGCTCCCTCCAAATTTATACTTTTGATGCCTCTGAGTTTACTCTCAATATCAATATTGTTGTATGACAAGGTCTCGCTGTGTAATTTGGGAACTCCGCCTAGTTCCAACATCTTATGAACCGAACTATTTTGACAATAGTCAACATTCAACATATAATTCATTTTGTTGGAATTCATGAGTTTTTCTACATTGTATTCAGGATTTTGATTTTTGTTACTTGTAAACGACATATTACAGTTAATATCTATTAATATAGTATTTTATAATAATTCGTCTAATTACACTCGTACTTTTCATTTTTGTAAATCTCGCGCGAAGGAAGACCACCGCGAACCCAACCATTTGCAGCCGATTCTTCTACAATATGTTTGCTACTCAACCTCTTTTGGAGTTTTTTCTGCATCGGGTACTTGTCAACATTAACCTGACATTCTTCGTTTATTTTAACAGCACTCTTTTTCTCTCTTAAAGTGTCGCCTTTGCGCAGATCATTTTCCATTCCAACATCTACATTTCCTCTTCCTAAATAAGGAACTGTCTTGAAGGTGCGTTCTTGAAGACTTATCTTGAAGTTCAAGTTTGTCAATTTAGAATTTATTAACTCACCACTTTCGTCAACGTTTCCACCATTCGGCGAAACTTGAAACCCACCTTTCATATTCATAGTCGGATGTGAAGATGCTAGATTAATTACCTTGTTGTCGTTTAATTCGCTAAAATTTGATGTATTGTATCCCAAATGCGTTTTGTTCATAAGATTCTCTTGAGTAAAATTATAATCATCATTTCCAATCCTTGAAATGTTGTTAAAAACAAAATCAACAAGTTGGGTCATTATTATATAAAATGAAATATTTTTTTTTTGTTATTTAATATATTAACAAGGGCTTTTCAGAATATAGATCACCATAACAATAACTGAGGAAATCGCCTTGATCATTCGGAATCGTTGTACTCGGATTTATATAAAACTGCCGCATAGAAGATTCAAAGTTCAAATTATCAGAAATATTATTGAATATATTTCCAATATCCTTGTTTCCTTTATTCGCTTCATAAATAAACTGCTTTGTCTGATGATTGATTTCGGACTCTTTATTTTGGTCGTATTCATCTCTCAACTTCTCTTTATTGACGTCATCTACATAATCACTATTCAATACATTATACAACGGATTCTTACTTGTATGTTTGTTTTCGTCAAATGAACCAATATTTGATGATTCAAAACTTTCAAATTTGTTATAATTCTGAATAAAGACTAACGCCAGAATCATGACAACCCCTAGTAACAAAATCAAATAGTTATTCAAAAGAATATATCCAAACAAAGATGAATACAAAATAAACCTAGTTGTTGCGTTTATTTTTTCATTATAGTTCATATGCGAATATGGCCACACTTCTAATAATTTGTCTTTATGAAGTAATGCTTTTGGGTCCTGTAACCAGAATTTTGTTTCCATTATAATAATTGTCTATATAATATAAAGCATATATTATTGTTAGTTGTTAGTTGTTCTTCTTCTTTTTCTTCTTCTTTTTCTTTGGATTTGTAGTTGATTTCTTATTAGTCGCCTTACTTTTATGTAAAGACTCGTTCGGATTGCTATTGTCATCATTCCATACAAACGTATCATCGGAAACTTGGGTCATATTGCCAGCCATTGCTTCTTTTTGCTTTTCTTCTTTATTCTTTCTAAGTTTTTCTTGCATTCGTTCTTTCATCTTGGATTGATTCATAGATTGTTGCATTTTATTTGCCATTCCCTTCATATCAAAATTCCCACCCGCCATTCCCATTTGGCTCATCATGTTTTTCATTCCAGGCATGTCCTTCATTTTCCCCATAATTTCCTGAGCCTCCTTCATCAATTCACTTTCCTTCATTTGACCGCTCTTTAATTTTTCTTCTAGTTTCCCCCCTATATTTTTAACAACACCAAGCAGTTTTGATGGATTTTTGAAAAACTGTTGTAGCAATTCGCTCTGCGATTTCTCGTCTTGACCCTCCTCGAATCCAAACTCTTTTGATGCTTCCTCAGCAATTTCTTTTGCTAAACTCCCTATTTTTCCTCCCATTAATCCGCTAAGATGGTCTTTTAATTCTTCCTGATTCATTGTATTTTCAAAGAAGTTACCAGAACCCTCTTCGCCACTGACCCCTTGTTGCGATGCCTTGGCAAATGATTCAAAAATGTTTTCAACATTACTCAAATCACCCATTTGCTCGCTAAACATTTCATTTAAACATGGGTCAACATCATTAAAAAAGACATTTCTCATCTCGTTCATAGTTTCTTCTATTTTATCTTGAAGGTCGTCTTCGTTAATCGCCTCAAACAAATCTTTGGCAGCTCCAAAATCTTCTTTGCTATCGACACCCTTACACACTGAAAACAATATTAGTTGTAAGTATTTCCATATAGTTTTCTTGGAACCGTCGCTTAATTTATCATCCAAAATAATTTCTTTAAAATTTAAATCTGGTAATAAAAAACATGAATCGTCGCTATCAAATAATTCGTCGTTTTCATACAAAATATGAAAAAAATTTTCTGGGTAAACTTTTTTACAATGACAATAATATTCATCATAATCAATTACATTGAATTTGTCTTCATATTCTGGAAAACTGATCAAAAGGTCCTTGACAAAATCATCAATGATCTTTTGGAAATCCTCGCTTTTTTCCATTTATCTGTATAATTGTAATTGTAGAATTATTTATTTAAATAACTTTATTTGGTATTAGATTAATATTACTGAAACTCATCAAACTGGTTCATCAAATCATCACCTTCGTTGTAATGTGGAGTTGTCAGGTTTGGAACTTCAGTGACCCATTGATTTATGGAGTTTTTGAAGATTTCCAGACAAACCTTTTGTTTTTTTTGCTTGGGATTCATGGTTTTGAACGTAATTATATATTTCTAATTTCTAACACGAGTATTTCAATTTTTTTGACAATATAATATAAAGTCATGTCAAAAAAAGCCAAAAGTTTTAAAAATAAAAGCGTTAAAAGAAAGAGCGTTAAAAGAAAAAGCGTTAAAAGAAAAAATGTGAAACATAGGGGGGGGGAACTATCTGCTAACGAAATTGCTGCTGTAAATCACCCATTAGATTTAATCGATCTCATGAACAATAAAAGTACAACAAAGGGTAATGAAAAACCAACGAATGTGGGAGGAATTATAAATGCGAATCCGGATTTGTCTCCAAATGAGAACCCGGTGAATAGAGCCAGGGTGTTCGGTGTATGTGGTGCCTTTGGAGTAATTGCTACCTTCGGCTATTATATACTAAAGTAGGGAATGTAATTTTTTCCTCGTTGAACTGGTAAAAATAACGATTGTTCATAATTTTCTTATTTTTTATAAGAATATATTGCTTTTTTTTCGTAGCATAATATATAGTCATGACAGCAAAAAATAAAAGTTCTTCAGGTAGTAGTGTAAGTAATAATAATGGTAAGAACAGTATGAATCGTAATAGCAATGCGAATGGTAATAGCAAGATGAATGGTAAACGCGAGTCGGAGCAAGCTGAAATTAGAAGAACGAATGTGAAAAACCTTAAAAATTTAAAGAAAGAAACAAGACGGGCCGCCTTACGTGATATCAACCCGAATAAGGCGAAGGCGCTGGAAACCGACTGGCTTGTAAGAAAGTTGACGTCCGGTAGCTTTTTAATTTTCGTCTTGGCTCTTTTCATCGTGTGGAAACTAGGCGTGTCGATTGGGTAAATATACTAAAACCGCAATATTTAATTACAATCGCTATTAAAATACTGATAACTCATTTGCGTCAAAAACTTAATTTTCGCCAAAATAGATTCCACAACGGAGTTGCTCACAGAATTATATTTTTCTTTGATCAGGACAATATATTTCATCACGGAAACATTGAAATCCTTGTTCAACTTATCCTGCAGTTCATCGCTAAAGAAATAGTTGACATTATTATCCATAATGTAGTGGTAATATTGCTTTGTGATATATTCATACCACGTTTTAATAAAGAGTTTGATATTTGTCTTTTTCAACAACAAATTTTTCTTGTAAAAATCGTTAAACTCTTTATTTTTGTTTTCTAGTTGTTCTTTGATAGTGTTGAGTAAATCAAAGTAAATATCTACAAACGTTTTTACGATTTGTTTTTTCTGAGCAGCAGAGTGACTCATATTGCTAATGAAGTTGGATAGTTGTTAAACTATTTGTCTTTTTAAATCATAATTCATTATTTCTCTCTTGTTGAATTTTGTCTAAACTAACCGGTTCCTGTTTCTCACTCAAATCTTCGGTTGGTGTGTAAATATTTTCGGAATGATTATTTGTAGACTCAATAGACGCATACGTGTACATTTGACGCGTCCCGCCGTTACCTTGTGCGGATAGTTCGTCGTGGTCTGTATCCCAGAAACTAAATGAATCACTTGATACCCCAAAAGAACCGTTTGTTTCAGACTCTAAAGAAAACGAATTTGGTTCCATATTTAGTTTCTGTCGCTCATCATTAATACTTTTACTCATCGGAGCAAAATACTCCACGATTTGACCCCCTTTCAATATTTCATAATTTGGCATAATACACAATGTTGGAACACAAGTAATCATAGGCGGTAGTGGCATGGTCTGTTGTGGATTCAAATAAATATGTGTAATATTGTTTTCAATGTATCTGTTATCAATGCAAATCAACTGAACTTTATCAAGAAAATTTTTCTGTCTTAGATTCGCCAACACTTCTTTACTGTGAGCGCAAAGTTCGCTAAAAAATAATAAATGTTTTGGATTTGTCTTGTTTAAATTTTGTTTGTTAGGCATCATATTCATATTTTTCTCGGTATTGTTATTCATGAACTATATTTCAATATGATTTAGAGTATAATTTTTTTTGATGATATAAACTAAAAAATTGAATTAAAAATAAAGTATAAATTTATACAACATACATCCATGAGTGTTCAAGTTGAAAACGTTGTTGAATATGAAGGGACTTTGTCGTTCAATGTACGAGGAGTAGAAACGTGTGTTGTCAATTCACTTCGTCGGGCGTGTTTGTCTAATATTGAAACACTTGTTTTCAAAGGATTTCCGCATCATGAAAGTTCTATTAATATAATTAAAAATACTACAAATTTCAACAATGAGTATTTGAAACATCGCATTTCCTGTATTCCTATTATGAGTAACAAAAGTAACGAATTTGACCAATTAAAAGAGAACTACAAAATTGTTGTTGATGTGAAAAATGAAAAAGGAAAACAAGAAAAAAGGTATGTTACAACCAAAGACATTGTTCTTGTAAATAAACAGACCAATAATGAGGTTCAAAGCGAAATGAATGGGTCATTGTTTCCACCTGACCCGATTAGTGGAGAACATATATTGCTTTGCGTGTTGTATCCAAACCATAACTTGAGCGATAATGAAATGGAAGAGTTAAATTTCGAGGCGGAATTTGAAATTGGTTGTGCTCAAGAGAATTCGTGTTGGAATGTTGTACATAATTGCACGTATGAGTTTCTGCGCAACGAACCGGAAATATCTAAAAGAGTAAATAATATTGAAGATAAAATGGAAAAACGAGACTTTGAAATTCTGGACGCGCAAAGAATTTACTATGAAAATGAGTATAAAATGACAGTTGAGAGTTTAGGAATATTTACAAATAGAGAACTAATGGCCAAGAGTTGCGAATACATCATAAGTAAATTGAATTTAATTATCCAGTATACTAAAGATAATGAGCTTGCGAATGTTCAAACAAAAGAAGAATATATATCGGCGTCAAATGACGGAACAAAATCAGCAGAAGAAATTGAAGAATATCAAAATATGTATTGTAATATATATACCGAGGATGATTTCTTTGTGTTTGAACTAAAAGAAGATGATTATACGATTGGCAAGCTTATTGAAGTTTATTTATATAGCAGTTACAAAGAAGCGCTAAGTTTTGTAGGGTTCAAAAAGAATCACCCAGTCCAACCAAATGCACACATTTACATTCGTTATAAAAAAGAACAATCAAATAAAAAGGATATATTCTCTCATATTAAAAACACCGCCTTATATCTCCAACAAGTCATATTCAAAGACATTCACTCTTCATTTATTGGGAATTAGTAATTAAGAATTAAAAATTAATAAATAATCTCATTCTTTATATAAATTATGGAAAACATAAATCTAAATAATTCTTTATTTTATGGTAATATTGTTAAATTGGAATCAGCCCGTAAAGAATTATTGAACGATACATTATTTTTTGTTGATTATATTGATGATTCTAAATTGAAACTCATTTCGGAAAATTTGGAAACTCAAATTTTTCATTTGAATGCTGATGGCGGTATTGACAATATTGATAAAGTCATTGTCGTGAATCAGCAAGAAGATGGTTATTGTGTCATAAATCGTCTTTTACCCGGAAAACTAATTAAGATCAACTTTGCAAGCGAAGATGCGTTTATTCAAGGTGAAATTAGAAAACTTGAAAATGATATGATTGTTGTAAAAACCCTGGAAAGTGAACTATTATATATTGATTTTGAATATTCTGGTCTCCTAGAAAAATATAAAATTCGTTCTATTGAGATCATTAAAAGTTACAAAAGTTACCAAACCGGCGACTATGATATTGTGGATGATGGAATATATACTGAAGACAAAATAATGTCAGTGGAAGACGGAATAGGAGAAACAATATATACAATTGAACAACAGGTCAATGATTACATTGAAAAAAGTCTGTCTACGTCGAAAAACAAAAAGAAAGTAATTTCAGAAATTGGCAAATACAAGTTGCTATTGGAAGAATATACTGAGTTAGATTCGGGAATCAAGATTAAACAGATTCCCAACAATCAAATTCTCTATTCTATATTTGATTTGAACCCTAAAGTTGTCAACCTTTATTCATCTTATCTACACAAGGAACTGTATTACAATTCTGAGAAAGTTGGAAACTATGAACTTGATAGTATAGACACAGAAATTTCAAAATGGCAGTACAGTGTTACTGAAAAGAGTTACGAGAACTCTTCTTTAGAAGTTTTTTCCGAACAAGATAATATCATGCCAATAAATACAAAAATAAAAAATTATCATAAAAAAATCCGTTTAGAAACAGAACAAAATATTGCGCTGGTTAATAAAGTAACACATTCTAACAACAGCCCGTTTTTCTTTGCGATAGGAAAAGAGGGCGAAATTCAAGTTATCCCATACGATATGGTTCATGTGAACAAAGGAGAAAAGGTAATTTTGAATGGAGTTGTATTCAAGAACTTGCCAACAATTTTCAAGGAAATGAATATTCATCATTCGAGTAATATCCTTTCTAAATCATTACAAAACATGTATATTCGGTATGAAAAAATACCCAAAGTCAAAATGTTGAATGGTGATGTTATGAAAGATAAAAAATATTTTGATAACAAGCGTGTTACCTTCTATGAGTTTCAGGAGGACAAATCGTTTAAAGAATATATTGAAGAGCTTGATTTTGGTTTGAAAGAGATTTATGATAAAATATTTGACAGAAAAGAAGTTTCTATGTTCCAGTGTTTAAAAAAACTGGCTTTATTTGATGTTTCAAAAATGAATGTTTCGGAACACTTATTTATTCAAAAACTTGTGCGAGAGAATCTTAGCGTCACGAAAAAGGAAATTAATGAAAAGCGCGCACATTTTGTCAGAATGAATAAAAAACAAGATGACTATGAATATGTTCCACATGAAAGCATGTATGAAATCGTAAAAAATTCTTATTTATCGGATAAAAAATCAAAAACAAGCAATGTTCCTTACCACATGGGTGAGTTGTTGAAGATCGCAAGCATTGATAACATGGAGTTGTTGTTATTTGAATTAAAGCAATTGAACAGAGCAAATCACATCGACTTTAAAGATGAAGAAGTAGATAATTACATATTGGATTTACAAGCTCAATTGAATGGCGAGATCTCCAAAGATAGCGACAAAAATCGCGTTGATTACTCCAAATATTATAGAACCAAAGGTGAAATGGTACGTGATTTAAATAAAATAATACTGAAAAATATAAATAAAACAGAAGAAGGCAAAATAGAAAAATATGACCCAATTCAATATTGTTATGAAAATGTGATTAACAATGCGAAATTTGACGGCGACCTCAATAATTTTGTGAAAGAATTGGATAAATTATTACAGGCCATGCACGAAGAAAATGAAAATTTTGCGAATTTTGACGTTATTTTTGAAAATGAACCAGATAATGAAAACATTTTAAACGTTCTCGTTAAACTGATCCAGAAAACACAAATACGCCAAGATGATAAGTGCTACGTGGAAGAGGAAAAGAAGTTTTATATATACGATGGAACCCAATGGAATAACTCCGAAGAGTCAAAAACACAATTAAATAAAAAGAAATTTCTCCAAGTAAAGAACTCTATTGATGAATTTGAAGAAATAAAAAATAGAATTATCAATGAGTCGGTCATTAAATATGCGCAAAAGTTTGAAAAAAATGACGATGAAGACGATTATTTTAGTGAAAAAATACGCAACAAAATGATAAATAAAGTTAAAAATATGAAAAAAACTAAATTGCGTGAGTTGCTCAAATACAACTCCCAGAAATATGATTATCAACAGTTATTTGATAATCTAGGCTATGAAACTCTTCAACACTACTCACCGAATACAAATTTGTTGTATATTATTCTAGGGATTGATGAACTAGAACGAAAATACTCGTTAATCCAGAGGTTTATATCTCTATTTGCCATTGATAATGGTGATGAAAAATGGCTTTTTTGCGTCTCTGAAAATATTAAATTAATCCCAAAATATTTACAAAAGTTAAGCGAAGCATATTTGTTGTACAACACCCATGAGAGCGTGATGAAAGAAATTTGTCATCTTGAAGGAGAAATGAGTGAAGAAGGTGATGCTTGGATCCACAAAGAGAGTGGCTTTGTCATTAAAAGACTAGACTTTGACACGAATTATGGATACGATGAGAATGGGTTTAAAATAAAACTGGATACTATTGAAGGTGTTGACAATGTTGATAATGATGAAGAAAATATCACAATTACTGGAAACACTACTGTAACTAGCGTTAAATCAAGACCTGTCAAATCTAAACCAAAACAAAATAAGCGGATGATGCGTCTTTTAAAAGATTTAACGTCTGTTATGATGCGCGACTTAGATGTGAAATTCAGACATAATGATGATACTAGTTTATTATACACAACTATGGAAGAACTATTTCAAGAGTCTTCGTTACATCCAAAGTATGAAAGTCTTGGTATGCTTGGTAGCATCTACGTTGTGATATCAATGATTCTCATATACAAGCAGTCTAAAAATGTCGCGGTCGTAAATTCATATTTGCCATGCAATATGTCATTTTCCGGATTCCCGTATGAACAAGATGAATCATCTTTAGACGGAATCAAATACCTGGCTTGTTATCTTAAAACCAGGCTCGAACGGGACAAGCAAAAGAAAGTTAAAAAAAATCAATTGTCAGAAATGGTTTTTCAAATTTTCCAAAAATTTGCGTCTATGAAAAATACAGAAGAAAATATTGCAACTGACATTCTCAATTACATAAAAATATTCTTTTTGAAAAATGATTTTGTGAAAGATATGATGCAACAAAAGCGAAACTTTGAGAGTAAAAATCCAAAAGCGAGCTTCCTTTCTGATCCTCCGGCAATGTTCAAACCAGCGCTTGTAGAAATTTCAACACAAAACGCAGACGATGAACATGGGTTCAAGCACAGAACAGATAATTTTCTGTATAAGCATGAGAAGCGAAAAAGAGAAATGGAAATGATAAATCTGAAAATTGAAGAAGAAATAAAAGCATCAATCAAGAAGGAGGAGCCGCTACTCAAAAGTCATTATGAAGAACCATTCTTAGTAAATTATTGCTGTCAAGATAAAGATATTGTGGTAAATTCATTACTTAAATCTGAACTTAACAAATCAACCATCTCCAAGCTAGTGAATAAAAGCGATGAATTGTTTAAGAAAGTATCAGAAGAAGACTTTAATTGTTTCAAATGTACATCACTGTTAATTCCTATCCTTGATAAAATGGAAGAAGAAATTAACTTGACACGCATATATAATCAAGAATTGTTGTATTCCTTCTTGTCGTCATTACTACAACTTGAAAATAAAGACAAAAACCTTCCTGAACACTTGAAAATACTTGCTAAGGAATACAACATTGAAGAGTTAGACGATGAATTTTACACTGAAATGGGAGAAATTGGTAAAAATGGTAATGTATCCAAAAAGATTGAATTATTGGAAAAATACGACATTGAAATTAATTCCTCTTTTATGGAGAACGTCTTGACACGGCACCATAAACATCTTTATGATGAACAAAAAAAACGTCAAGAGTCAGAAACCGAAAAGTTGCTACTAAAAAAAACTAACAAAACCAAAGTCTTGTCTGATTTCCAGTTTGAGTATATTGATACAGAAGAAAAGGCTAAAAACCAACTTGATCAAGAAAATGTATCTAACAAATTTGAGAAAGAACTCGAAATTTTGTCCGGTAGATACAATAAATTTATGTCAAGTAATTTCAACAAATCTAACCATCGAACTGTCAAAATCAATATGAAGACGCTCTTGATCAATTTGAAAAATGGTGTTTATTTAGAGGAAAAAGACAATGAACAATTTGAATTGTATATTAAACAATTATATAATATCAACTACCAATTAGTTTCCTTTGTTCCAGGACTTTTGTTCAACAATAATTTCCATAATGACACCGGTTTTGAACATTTCAATTTCGCCGATGCTCACGTCGATGATTTGAAGAAACATCGTCAAGATTACAGAAACGGATTTTACAAACTTCCAAATGCTAGTGAAGAAACAGTTAATATTCTGAAGTCAATTTCTAATTATAAGGACGTGTTGTGTATCAAAACATTTAACAAGAAAAGAACGAATCAATATTCTTTTTTGTTATATTTATTCTACAAATTATTAAACTGTTATATCGAGTTATCTGAATCAACCGATGTTGTAGTAGATGTAAATTTTGAAATTGTAAAGATGATTCTAGAATACACTAAAAATACATCTTATAGTTACTCGAAAATGGTGATGAACAATAATCAATCAAAGCAATCCGAAAAATATGTGAAGACAGAATCATTAAGAAAAATGAGGCCACAAGAAAGAGAAGCTGAAAAATACAAAATGGCAGCAAAATTGGGTGACTGGTCTTATGGTAATCAGAGTAGGGTATTCAAATATTACAAACAGTTTTACCACGAAGATTCCGAAAAGGCAAATGAAATTAAGAACATTGCGAGAGAACTATATGCGGAAACAATAACAGATGGAAATAACGAATTATACCACGATTCTCAATTTGAGAACTCATTGACAGACATGATCAACGATGAAGAGGCGCAAGACATAACAATGGTCGGAGATGAAGACGGCATTGTTCTTGATGACGAAGGCTGTGAATTAGACGATTACGAATAAAAGAGTAAAAAATTATATAAATATATAGTAAAATGCTTGTAGATAAATTATACTTGTCCATATTTCTCTTTGTTTCGTTATATTCAATTGTCAATATTATACAACCAAACGCCATATACAACCATCAACAAAACTCGTTGAGACCGTTCGGCGTCGGATATAAAAACACTACAATTATTTCGTTGTGGCTTGTCAGTATTTTATTGGCAATTCTTAGTTATTTTGTTGTAATATATTACTTCAATATCATGAATATGTGGTTTTGAAATAATGACACTGCTATTTTTTACAAGACCTGCAAAGTGGGCAAGTATTTCCTGGGTTTGCGCGTTGCCAAGCAATGTAACAAGTTCCACAAATACCGTGATGATTCCTTTTGTCTTTTATATCACAATTGTAGTAATGCTTTAGTTCATTTGTTTGATAACAAACATTACATTCCCCGCGAAATGTAGTGGTTGTTATCAAAGAGCGTTCAATATCATATTGTCTAGTATTTTCGAAGCGAATGTAAAATGAGTGACACTTTGAATGAAATTGTTCGTTGATAAAATCGTCTATTGTAGCATTATTTGTATCATTCAACTTGATAAGATTCATAGTATGTTCGCGATCATTCATGTGAAATATTGAAAAATCTAAAGTCGTCTCCATCAACGATTTCAAATACTCAATGTATAAACTGAAATAAGCCTTAAGTTCAAAATTATAATGAGGAAGACAAAACGTTTCTCCACTATGTTCAATCTTGAATGATGACGTGGCATTATATTTGCCATGATTTTGTATCATCACTTCTGGAATAGAATGGATTAGTCCGCGCAAGTGATTGATATTTTCGGACATGGTTCTCTTAACTTTAACTCTGTTCATTCTCTATATTTTTTATATTGATTTCAATTTTTTTGGAATTTATCATTCAAGTATTTTCGGAAATTATCTTTATTTACCGAAAATGCGTTACAGTTTTCTGCTAAAATAGTATTATAACCTACCAGTATGGTAATAATGCTCAAGATAGCGTGCCAGACGCCTTCGCCGATTGATTCTTTTAAAAAAATATATTTCTTGATTAATTTTTTATTATCTTCATTATCAGTAATACCAGCACTTTCTAATAGTTTTTTAGAATTTTCACCACTGTCATCAAAATGAATTTCATTCAAAAGTATTTGCGGATTAGCCTTATACAAGTTGACCAACTTTGATTCATTATTGGCAGTTGTCATATTCTTTACAGTTTCAGACTCTACACCAGAAAAATTCAAGAAGGATGAACCGATTGTATTTGAAAAACATCTAATCCATCCGGGGAAAATTGATATCAGAAATATACCAACTGAGTAAATAAGTATAAAGGGTATTACTGTTGCGTAAAACGCGACCTGGTGATTTTTTTCACCACATATTATTTTTTCTTCAGTTGCCGAAATATTTGTAAAATAACTGAATAAGAAAAATATAGCCATGAATGCGAAGATAGAAACCTTTCTCAATGTTTTAGTCTTATTATCATCTGAACCGTCAATTCCTGAATGCAACGCAACTGTTCGCATTATAAAGAAGACAAGTGTTACTATGGAAAACAGCATTATTGAACTGTTCACGTGATCTTTAAATGATTGTTCGTCGATTTCACTGCTCATAATGAATATATAGTATATAATTATTTTAGATTTTCTATGTTTAAAAAATATAAAAATAATATATGTATCCTAAATTAGTTGAACATAAAATCAAAAATATTGTAAACACAAATCTCCGTTACTGTCACAATATAAAAATGAAGTATTACAACTTTTTTTATAATATTTTTTGCTTTCTCTTGATTGCATGTACAATTGGTGTTATATTGTATTTTAAATATGAGAAAAAAAAGGACGTCTATAGTGAAAAAATGAAAGAAAACCAAAAGCGAGATTATATTTTATACAATTTAAGAAAATTCCAAAATATGAATAATAAAGAAATAGAAACAATTAATTCCTATTGATCAATTAATTCCTATTGATATTATATAAATGATGAATGAAAACACAAATACTACCGACCATAATGCTAATTTAGAAATGTTCTTTTCGCGAAAAATGGATATTGACAAAATTAACCGAAAAATCAAAAAAAATCAAACAGTATCCAAGAAAAAGAGAGAGAAACAACTTTCCTTTGATTTTGATAGAAAGCAGTTTCGTTTAGTAGACGCAAATTATGTTGCGGTAGTTTCTGTTTCAAGAATAGACAAACAAGATACAGAAGACCTTATAGAAAAATACAAGTCTAAGATCCAGAAAAACCAAAAAAACATTCTTAAAAAAAAATATGAACTTTTGTTTGAATATCAAAATGTAGAAGATTTCGAGGAAATATATAAGAATTCAATTCAACAACAAGAATCTTACATCAAAATGCATGAAAAGACGCTTGAAAATTATAAGAAGGAAAAGGAAGAAACGAAGAAGGAATCTGAAGAAGCACGAGAACAAATTTTGAAACAACAAGAACCATACGAGATTGAATTAAGAAGCAATGAAGGTGGTGATAAAAATATTAACAAGGCTGAAAATATGAAGAGGTACATAGAACAACAAAAACAACTTTATGAACTTACATGTAACAACATTATTGATAGTGTCAAAATTAACGAAAGATTCGTAACCCGAGTTTAATAATATTCACAATGTCTTTGTTTAATATCTATTATATTGTTTCCAAATGCTATCGCGTGCGTTGTCATATGTATTTTGTTTACATTTTGGGTCTGGTTCCTCGTTATGCGCACTAGTTCTATATATTGCTCGTTGTTGATTTTTCTCAATAAGTTCATTTTTTTTCTCTTTTAATGGTTCTTGTTCATTCATAATCAATAATTTTTGCGAAACAATATCATAATCAATAAATGTTAGGTTTGATGATTGATTTTGTGCAAGTTTCAAAAAATCGTTTGCCAGGTTCATATTCCACGACGACTCGTAACTTTCAAACGATTGGTGCAAAACCATTTTTGATTGGTCATTCTCGGAGTCGCTATTACCCATCGTGTTTCTCAAGTAATAATGTTTCATATTTTGTTCATAAAACATCATGAGCGTATCCATATAAATTTCGCGTTCCAATATTTTATCTACAAAATATTTAAGGTTCATCTGTTCTAATTTTTTACCGGTCTCTTCTTTTACAATGGAAGCCAATGACATCAATGATTCAGAAACAAATATTGTACCCTTCATCATATCTATCTGACAAGCTATTTCATATTGTTTAGGAACTTCATTACCAAACATCATTAACAAATTATTATAATTCGGCATACTTTTGTCAACAATGCTCTGGACTTCAACCAGTTCGTCTTCAATTTCTTCAATGCGGATTTTTCGCTCCAAGTCCCGCTTCTCTTTTCCCTTCTTCATTTTGTTTAACTTGTTTTCATGAGAGTCTTCTATAAACGAAAGAGAATATTTCCAAGAAGTTTTGGCACCTTCAACAAAATACGAAACTCCGCTTTCAAGTAGTAATGCGCTTTGATTTGTAAAGTTATTTAATTGGTACAAAAGAAATGATGACGAGAGCAGTAAGACAGACGACGAAAATGCCTTCATCTTTTAAGTAAGTTGGGTGTTTTATAATGGTGTTCATTTTCTATTTCAATTTTATAAAATAAACCTATTATATATAAACTGAATGAAATTTACAAAATATATTAACTTCAAAGCATTTTTGGTTAGTTTTGCGGTAGGTTTGTTGTATATATATTTGACAGACGATTATAAAAAGGTTATTATAGTTTATCCGACACCAATGAACAAAGACAAAAAACTATACGTAGACAAAGCAAATAACTGCTTCAAGTACGGTCTGACACAAGCGGAATGTTTGTCAAATAAAGAAGAATATGTCAACGTTGGAGTGAATTATTAATATATACTTTATTATATATAGTTCCAGTCTAAATATGAAGGAGATAAAACAAATGTTGAAATCTGATAAAGGAGTATTCCTATTTTCAATCGTTTTAGGGTTGGGATTCGCCGGATTATTCAAAATGAGTTGCGATTCTAGATCGTGTTTGATTTACAAGGCACCAGATATGAATAACAAAAAACAAGTCAAAGTAAATAATAAATGTTATGATGTCTCAGAAGAGATGGTTGATTGTGACAATGAATTAGAAAAAGTAAAGGACAAAATTTTAATGTAATGAGTTTGTAAATATTTTATAAATTCATTACTAATAATATAAATATATATAGTTCATACTATGGAAAAGACAACAAATATTAGCGAGTTACCCATCAAATCCAATATTCCACCAGTTGAAAGTTCTGAAATGGAAAACAAAATTCAACCATCAACCCAACAGTTTGCGATTGACCAAGGCGTTGTTCACACTCAACCTGAAAAAACCGTCACGTTTTCAGACGAAGAGTTGGGGAAAACATCGTCTGTTAATAATGAAAAAGTTACACCCAAAAAAGAACCAGACTTATTTGCGATTTCTAACGAGTTTAAGTTGATTTCATTGGCTTCGCTGATGTTTTTTATTTTTATCGACAGTAAATTCAAAAAATACATTATCAACGTGTTAACACAAATCTTTGGAGAATTCATAAAGACCGAAACTGGCGGAACAAGTAACATAGGTAATTTGTTTTATTCGCTAACATTTGGCGTGTTATTATATTTGTTTACAATATTTGTAGATTATACATCGCTTCAGTTTGATTTTTTCTTGTAGTTATGATAAAACAATATATACTCGATAACTTTTATCTGGATCCATGGATGATGCATTCTCAAAGCTGTTTCCATAGTTAATAGTATAATTTATGTAAACAACTACCGCGTCTCCAGGAGAAAACTTTAAATTTACCGTCAATTGCTGAGAGTTGGGGTTATTTTGTTGTGCAAGTGATATATCTGTTTCTAGAACATTCAAACGGTCTTGATCTTGGATGACTATTTCAACTAATCGTTTTCCAATAGAATAATAGTATTCGTAAGTATTGCCACTTATTTCAGAAAATAATTTCGGCGGTTGTTGAACCAATTGATCGAATAATGTTTGAATTTGCGCTTCAATATATTCATTTTTGGAGTCTATATTACTGAAAAAATGGTTACTTCTAGGTACAGTATCCATGACTAAATTTTGTCCTGCTTCCCAAAGAATATGGCGATAAACATCCAGTTTTAATGATTGGTCAATATAAAAATTGTGAGGCTCTTCTCCAGATTTTCCAACAATTACATTTGATTTTGAAAAATTTATATTGTCAGCTAGATTATTATTTTGCGAAAATCCATAGTAAACATTATCCGCAGTTAAATTGTTAATATTGCTTACATCAAACGTGATTTCGAATAAATGATTGAAATTTGAAACGTCTGTTACAATGTACGAAGCAGCCTCAGAACTGGGTAATATAGATGGTATACTCATTTATATTACATAGATTTTTTATCGGCTTGCTTTTTATCAAAAGATTCTAGCATTTTTTCAATATCTACTTTTTTTAAGGAAGAGATAATTACCTTGTAAATAGAGTTTAATAGTTTGCGCTCTGTTTTTTCGTTGATAATCGGAATATCAATATCTTCGTTCAACTCGCGTATTAAATGCTTTTTAAATTCATCGTTATCCAATAATTCAATGTATAATTCGTAGTTTTTGGAAAGGGTTTCTTTTACAAGTTCGTTCATTTTATATAATCTTAATATTAAAAATTTTATTTACTATATATATTATATTGTTTGGCGTGTATGAAAAAATGTTCCAACCCATGCAAACACAAAAGAAAGTCCTCCAAAAAAACAAAATCCTCGAAACCTAAACAGGCTTTAAAGAAACGCCAATTTTCCAAAAAAGTAGGTAAAACTGCGATTAAAAGACAAAGAACATTGAAATATAAAAAAAACATTAAAAAAAAGAAAACTAAATCTGGTGGAGATTCAACTGCGGGGGTTTTGACAGCGTTTGGTCTTACTGCTCTTGCGAGTTACGCTGGTTCTAGAATCATGTATAGTGGCAAGAAGCCGCCGGACGGCGCAATGAACGTCGTTTTGAATCCTCCCAAACCCGATGTAAAATCCGCAACAAACACATTAGAAGGAAAATACGCAACAAACACATTAGAAGGAAAATACGCAAATGAAATTATGGATATATATAATAAGATAAAAGACACAAACGGACCCCCCAATGCAGGACACGTAACTGAGTTTTTGAGGTTATGTGATATGCATAAAAACAAGGATGATTTCCCTTTAGAAATCGTAACAAATGATGCTGGTGGCGCAGAAGAGACAAAAAATAAAACAATTTATGAATTACAAAAGGGAATTCATATAAGTAATATATTTAAAGAAAGAAATTTTGGAAATCATGGGGGAAATGATCATGGTGGTGAACGCAGTAAAGAATTAGCAGATTTATATATACATCTTGTGGACAAAACTAAACTTGACGTTAGACAAATAACTACTGTTCTTAATAAACAAAGTGAACTTACTAAACGTGCCCAAACCGACCTTCTGAAATCACTAAAACACGATGTTGATATTAACAACAACAAAATTTTGACATTAAAAGACTTCAAAAGAATCGTTGAAGAAAAGATTGATATCCTGAAAGTACAAAACACATGATAATATTGCATTAGTTCTTACTCTTCTTCTTTTTTCGCGTCTTGTTTTTGATGCGCGGCGAATATTTAAAAAACCATTTTTGATATTCTTTTGATGTTTTGTTTTTACCGAACTTTCTGTATTTTAAACTACGCTCTTTCAATACATCTTCTTTGTCTTGTTGTTTACCATAACATGGTAAATTGAAGCGTTTTAGTTTCTCTGGTATTGCAGAAATATGTTGATATTTATCAATAATGTCGCTGTAATGACTGACAACATATTGTAGTTTATCAATGACTTCTTTGATTGCGGTTTTATTCAGAGGTAGGTCATCAATTAACAAAAGACTGAAATAGAGGTTTAGTAATGTATCAATATTACCCATATGTATCTCACGCCTCTTGAACTTTACAACGTTGTAAGCAAGACAAGAATTCGTGGCAAATATTATCCCAATCACTTTTCCTTTAAAAGACAAATAGCAATAATTATCTATGAACTTATAAACCGATTTTATTTTTTTAATTTCCACCCCATCTATTTGTTTGTCTTTTAAACCCTTGATTGTTTTTGGTAAGTTGTCTGTGTACAATATGAACATATCAGTAAAATCTTTTTTATATTTCAAACCTATTTTCATAAATTTATGCATTAGACGGATGGTGATATCAAAATTACAAAAAACCATCTTATTTTTCCGGAAATGATCGAATAATTCTTCATATGTTTTTTTCGTCTCTGTATCTGTCAAGTCAAGTTTGGTTTCATAATATGTTGACAACTTATTTTTGGCCAGAATCGGGAAATAATTGTTCAACACTTGGAGTCGCGAATACACTTTTTCCCATCTTGAAATATCGCCTAAAGGGCGCGCCAATTCTTGATGTAAACTCATTCGCAGAAACTCCGGAGGGGTGTACATAATTTTGTCTTTTTGAATGTTATGTTTCTGTAAATGTTCATAAAATCCCTTGTCCACTTGTGTAATATCCGCAATTGCCACGAAATTCACAAACACCTTGTATGTTCCATGTATAAAAGCGTTTTTACTTTCAATGCTATGAACATTTTCCTTCGTGAAGATGTTACACAACTCTTTCGCGTCTTCCATTGCGTTTGGCGAAAAAAAGTCGTAATCCGGAATATCCGTTTCGTAATTGTAGAACTGCTGCTCTTTTGGTAGTATGTCATTGATTGCAGTTCCTCCATAACAAATCAGTTTTTTATCAATTATAAACTCACGAACAATGTTGAGTATTTTGTCGTTTACATGACGTTTTTTCTGAATTCTTTTGCGTTCTAATTCATTTTCTTTAATTGAATGCTTCAAATATTCTGAGTTCATTAATTAATATAACAATAGAAATTAAAGAAGGGTCTTGTTTATTGAAAAAATGGATGCTTCGGAGATATCAGATTTATCGCAAGTTATATTATTATTATTACTATCTGTTCTGCAGAAGAGATTATTTGACACATCGCTTATTTTAAACTTGTCAGCACCAGTTCGGGTAAATTTGAAGTAACTAGATTTTTCTGGGAAGTTGGCATCACAGTAAACAAGTTTATCTCCCGAAAGGTCGCATATTTTTTCTTGAATACTTGTTTTAAAGTAATATTTCTCCGTGTCATCTGGACTTTGAATAATGTTAAACAGTTTATAGTTACTATTTGATACATCCGTATAGTTACTATCTGACGCGTCAATACAAGCCATTGCACTCGTATCATTGCTTGACAAATCGTGACATATTTTGTTGTTAGGTCCGGTCATTACTTTATAAGTCATGCTAGGAATGAAAAACGAATCGCTCGTACCTGTCGTATTCAATAAAATGTCCGGCTTTTTGATCATCGGGGAAGCAACATTGTCCGAAGAGGAGCCTATTTGAGAAACAAAAAAGTCGTTGTAAACCCTCAAATAATCATCAAACCTTTGATGATTCATACAAACAAACTGAACACCATTTGAGACCGCATTTGAAAAATCATAGTTGTTATTATTCACTTTGTCTTTTTGAGGGAAAGATACCACCATTTTCCTTTGACTAAGTCCTTGAAATGAAATGTAATTATCGTCCTCAATTTCATCTGAATGGACAACCACAAGGCTTTGTTCATACGTGGAAAGTAAGTCGGTTATTTGATTCAATTTACTGCTCTTAAAATCGTCGCTTGAAGAACTATTATCGTCCAGCGTGATAAATATAAAGACCTTGCCTTCACAATCTTCAATTGGCAAGTTCGCAATAATTTGCTCTCGTGAATCATCGTAATCATTGTAGAATATTCTCTGATTTTTGGTGAATAGTTGATTATCTTTGTCAAAAACATCAATTAATGTGTCGTGGACTTGATTGTAAAAGTTTTTCTTCTCTTCGCCTCCATAACCTTTATTTAACGAAGCATAATTAAGTCTTAAATGCAAAAACAGTGGAAAAGCAACTTTATTATCTCCTCTGTTTAAAAATTCAGTTTTAATAGTTTTCATACCATCATCAAAATCAATATGATTGTATGTACTTTTATGGTCATGTCCGTGGTCATGATTGGCGGCGATAATTGGTAGTTTATTAAGAGAAAAAAGTTGCATGTCTAAGAATCTTACACCCATTTCTGCGCAATTTGTGACAGCGCAATTGTCAACGTAATCATTTGCAAAAATTCCGCTACAAAAACAATTATATGCGCTTTTGAAGTAAAAATCCTTTAGTTTACAATTGTAATTGTTGGTAGCCCCGCTTTTAAAATAGTTTGCATTTCTTAATTCATTGAATGAATAAAATGTTGAAAGATTGTTTTTATCATTACCCCGCTTATTTTCTATATTTGTACAGTTTTCTTCTTGTAAATTTACCTTCCTTGATATGTATAGCACAGATATGAAAACCAAAAATGTAATTATAATGATGGATCCATGATTCTCAAAAAAGGATGTCACATCTTTTGAACCCGCCATACTTAAAATATATGTATAAATAAAAAATTAAAATAAATATCTTATAATATTAATAATAAAATGCCTGGTGGATTATTAAATTTGATAGCATATGGAAACCAAAATATTATTTTAAATGGCAATCCTAAAAAGACTTTTTTTAAAAGTGTTTACATGAAATATACAAACTTTGGAATTCAAAAATTTAGATTGGATTATCAAGGGACACGTGACATTGACCCAAACAATGACTCTGTATATGTATTCAAAATACCAAGAAATGCTGAATTATTGTTAGATTCTCATTTGTGTTTCACATTGCCGGATATTTGGAGTCCTATATGGCCACCAACTCAGGTGGGAGACATATGGAAACCATACCATTTCAAATGGATCAACAATATCGGGACATCGTTGATTAAAACTATCAAAGTTATGATAGGTACTCAACTGATTCAAGAATATCCGGGGGAATATATTCGATGTGTGGTGGAACGAGACTATAGTGAAGACAAAAAGAAAATGTTCAATACAATGAGCGGAAATATTAATGAAATACATAGTCCAGAAATATATAATATTGATTTTGTAAATAACTATCCGAACGCAATTTACAGAGGAAGTGAACAAGAACCGTCTATCAGAGGACGAAAAATATATGTTCCTCTAAACCCTTGGTTCATGAACAATACTCAAATGTCTTTGCCGCTGGTCGCGCTACAATATAACGAAGTTACAATTGAAATAACTCTCAAACCCATGAAAGAAATGTTCACAATCAATAATGTTGAAGAAATAATAGATGTGAATACAACAACGTATTCTGTCAAAACAGATAACTTATTTACTAGAATTCAACCAAACTTTAGCGATGAAAGACATTTATTATACCGTTTTCTTCAACAACCACCCAATTTAGACCTGAGCGAAGAAAACTATAGCAATAAAATAACTAATTGGAACGCAGATGTCCACTTAATAGCCAACTATTGCTTCTTAACCAAAGAAGAAAGTAGTGTTTTCGCATTGAATGAACAAAAATATTTAATCAAGGATGTAAAATACAACATTTACTATAATTTGGCAGGTTCAAATAAAGTGAGGAACGATACAAATGCCCTTGTTTCTTCGTGGATGTGGTTTTTCCGGAGAAGCGATGCATTTAAACGAAACGAGTGGAGCAATTATACAAACTGGAGTACAATAGAAAAACCTTATAGTCTGTCGAATTCAGATGATATAGAGGTAACAGTAACTATCTCTGGCGATTATAACGATGCGGTTTCACCGGATCAAAATATAGAGAGCTATAATAGTACCACATCTACCGCTGAAATACAATATGTAAATAACCTATTTACACCTGTATATTCCCAAGAAAATGAGAAGTATATATTACAAAATTTTTCTATATTATTTGATGGAAAATATCGCGAAGTCAATATGGAAGCCGGTATATACAGCTATTTAGAACCCTACCGGGCATCTAGGTTAAGCAATGATATTGGTATTTATTGTTACAATTTTGGTATAAATACAACCGACAACCATCAACCGAGTGGGGCTGTGAATCTGAGTCGTTTTAAAAAGATAGAATTTGAAGTTACAACCATAGAACCGCCAGTTGATCCATCAGCTGAATTTTTCACAGTTTGTGATGAAGCCGGGCAAATCATAGGTGTTTCTAAAGATCGCACCCAATACTTGTATAATTACGAGATGCATATTTTTGAGGAACGCTATAATATTCTTAGGTTCATATCTGGGAATGGGGGTCTATTATATGCCAGGTAATATCAATAATAAATAATAATATTATATTTTAATATGACCGATTCTTTTAATGAAAGAATTTTTGATGACACAATAACTGAAATTACGAAATCTTTAAAGGTTATTAAAAAAACCGGTATTAAAAAACTCAATATGAATGACGTTGAAAACGCAATTGACGGCTTATTGAATGATGATGCAGTATTGAGAAAAATTCCTCGTAATGACATTATCAAATATACAACACTTCTTAAACACGAAATAAACAAGAACAATTTTGGATTGGGATACCTGAAAAGTCGTGTCAAAATTATTAAAGAACAAAACAATATGTTTTCTTTTGTAAGAGAAAAAAAAAATAAAAAGTCAAATCCATTTCGTAAGTTGAATTTTGACATCTTTTTTAAAACGTTTTCATCTTCAATTTTGAATTTGTCAAAAGATTTAATTTTGTTATTTTTTACAATTTGTATAGTCGCCCATTTAAGAATCAGAACGTTCATAAATTCTTGTTATTTATATCCAAGTAATCCAAATAGATTCCCGTATGTATTCTACAACAAAGAGAAGAAAGAACAAAAACAAATACTCAGCATTGAAAACACTCAAGTTGAAAGTGAAGTAGACCCTGCGTTTGAAGATGTTAGAATATTTTATAAAAACGACGGAACGCCTTCTCACGAAAAAAATATTAAAATGAACGATATGTGTGGTGGCAACAATGATGGCGTAACAGATGAAA